GCTAGAACCAGTTAACAAGCCTTATAGTAAAAGAACTAGAAGATTTTTAATAGGTGATTCAATCGAGGGTTGGGCTGACGCTATTAAAGTACTAATGAAATCATATCTTGGTGACAAAAGAAGTTCACGTGTAGAGTTTGACTACTCTGATATACGCCCTAAGGGTGCAATGTTAGTAACGTCTGGTGGTAAAGCACCCGGACCTCAACCACTTAAAGAATGTATAGTAAAAATAACAGGAGTTTTAGACTCAAAAGAGGATGGCGATACGCTCTCCACTATAGAAGTACACGATATAGTTTGCCATATTGCAGACGCCGTCTTAGCTGGTGGAATACGTCGAGCAGCTTTGATAAGTCTGTTCTCAGCGGACGACGAGGAGATGATCTCCTGCAAGTCTGGAAACTGGTGGGAAACAAACCCACAAAGAGGTAGAGCTAACAACTCTGCCGTTCTTATGAGACATAAAATAACTAAAGAGTTTTTTATGGATTTATGGAAACGTGTAGAACTATCAGGAGCAGGTGAACCTGGTATATACTTGAATAATGACAAAGACTGGGGTACAAACCCTTGTTGCGAAATAGCTTTACGACCATACCAGTTTTGTAATTTATGTGAAGTAAATGCTAGTGATATTGAATCACAAGAAGATTTAAATAACAGAGTGAAAGCAGCTGCGTTTATAGGAACACTACAAGCTGGATATACGGACTTTCACTATTTAAGAGACGTATGGAAAGAAACAACAGAAAAAGACGCCTTAATAGGAGTGTCGATGACGGGGATAGGATCTGGCACGGTGTTAGGATACGACATGAAGAAAGCCGCTCAATTAGTAAAACGAGAAAACGCAAGAGTCGCGAAAGTGATTGGAATTAATTCTGCAGCGCGATGTACAACAGTGAAGCCTGCTGGGACGACGTCTCTGGCATTAGGAACATCATCTGGTATTCACGCTTGGCATAACGATTATTATATCCGTAGAGTTAGGGTTGGTAAAAACGAAAGTATATACAAATACCTAGCTGAAAACCACCCTGCTTTAGTTGAAGACGAATACTTTAGACCTCATGACACTGCTGTTATTAGCATACCACAAAAAGCTCCTGAAGGTTCTATTATGAGAAGTGAATCACCATTTCAATTACTTGAACGAATAAAAAAGGTTGCTCAAGAATGGGTTACGCCTGGTCATAGAAAAGGTAGCAACACTCACAATGTTTCAGCTACTGTTAGTTTAAAAGAGAACGAATGGGAAGACGCAGGAGAATGGATGTGGGATAACAGAAAACACTATAATGGTTTGTCTGTGTTACCTTATGACGGTGGAACTTATACACAAGCTCCATTTGAAGATATAACCGAAGGCGAATATCTTAACATGTTACAACACTTAACTGATATAAACTTAGAAAATGTTATCGAGACTGAAGACAACACTGATCTTAGTGGTGAGCTTGCCTGCGCTGGTGGTTCTTGCGAGATTACATAGCTGTAAGAAAATAACAGATAATTATAAAACATTTACTATACGAGAGGGTAAACATAGGTCGACAAATGCCTTGAACTATAGTAAGGACACGGTGTTCGGTTGGAACATTGAATTTGATTCAAGCGCTATCTACAAAACTGTGGATAGCCTTAATCAATATGATATAAATAAATTAATAGGTTGGAGTGACTGTGGTACTAGCCATATGGATAACTCTATAAGATTTGGCTGGAGATGGTTAAACGATAGTTTAGAAATACACTGGTTTAAACATGAGTATGGAGAGTTTAGTTTTGACCTTATAAAAAGAGTTAGCATATGTAAAGAACATTACTATGAGCTAACTATATCAACTTGGGATTACAAAATGGGAGTAGATGGTACTTATGTTCACGTACCTAGAAATTGTGTACAAAAAAAAAGAAAGTATATGCTATATCCTTATTTTGGAGGAAATGAAACAGCTCCTCACGATATAACAATTAAAATTAAGAATTAATGGGATTTATTAAATGGCTTTTTACAGATCATTACTTTAATAATAAGCAAGGTGTTATAAAGTTTTTAGGAACTATAATGTTTGTTTGTTTTGGAGTTTATGTGCCTGGCCCAGTGCTAGAAGAATACTACGGCGGTTGGATACCTATTTGGCCAGTGTTAGGTTGCTTTGTAGCAATATATGGAGGTTTGATAGGTATAATATATCAACCCTATCAAATCTACAAAAGAGTTAAATAAATAAAAGGGAGGTCTTACGGCCTCCCTTTTTGGTTACAGGAACTTTGGGTATGGTGCCCATTTTTACGTTCCAGGTTTGTTATAATTTATTTTTAATTTTTGTCTTATTTTTTGTAAAAATTTACTGCCTTCAGTTTTTCTCGCATGAACATTATGTTCGTCTTTTTTACTAGGTTTAAATATAATACCGTCTTTCTTTTTAATTAAAGTTCCTTGTACGTCAGGCGCGTCATCAAAACTCAAACCACCTTTTAATTTCTTAGTTCTACCGTATTTTTTCCAAGCGTTAACATTGTACTTTGATCCTATCTCTTCGTTAGGATCTTTCTTAAATTTTCTTATTCTTCCCATTTTTTTTATTTTACCAGCCGGTGTTCATTCCACCACCTTTTGCGTTTGAAAAACCTGCATTAAACACGTTTTTATTTGGTGATTTTTTCTTTGCTTTTTCATTTTTAGCTTGATCAGTTTCCCAAAGAGGAATCAAGCCTAGACCAACTCCTATTTTTTCTAACACTGGTCCTTCTTTCGCGTACATGTATTCTAGTATTTTAAAGTTATCATATAGAGCTCGCTTCGCTGGAAAACCTGTAGTTCCTTGAATTATATTAGCAGCAGCTGATACAGATGGCGCATTTAATGGATCGTCTAATGCACTTTTAAATCTATTTTTCTTCATCTCTGCCTGCTTCAAGTCATATGCTGCGTTGTCGAATAGATCAAGTTTTTGACCTATGAAAGGCATTGACCCTAAAAGTTCATCACCTGCTCCCTCATAATCTTTAAACATCCCATTTTTATTAGATACATATTGATTATAGAATTTAACTCCAGCTTCTTTACCACCAAGTAATATCTTTCCACCAACACCAAAACCTGTTAGCAAGCCATCTACCTCCGCATTAAACATTCTCCAAGCTATATCCTCAATCTCTCCTTCTTCAGTGTCGTCGCTAATCAACCAACTAGTAAACCCACTTGTTAATGCTCCATAAACACTGTTCTGTAGCATACCGTAATTAAATACTTTACCTAGTATTTCTTTTCTGGTTTGAGGATTTTCTATGTTCTCTATGTCTTCTAAGCTTTCAATATTCCAACCTTTTAAATACTTGTTTAACTCTATATTTGCTTGCCTCAAGTTCTGCATAGAAGTAGTTCCATAACTTAGAAAAGCTTTACCACCTACTTTTGTTTGTATACTTCCTGTTTCTACAGGATCACTAGATTGCTGAGTTCTACTACTTAGCTCTTGCCACATTAAATATGCTTCGCCGTGAGCTTTTTCATAACCTTCTACTTTCTTATAGTCCTTGATGTTTTCTCCAGTTTTGATATCGTATAATTGACCATTGACTCTATAGTCTAATCCTAAAAGTTCATTAGTCTTGTTCATCATATAAGTAGTTCCAAACCCATTTGCTTGAGCCCATGAATCCATACCCTTATTTAATACTAAACCTTTTTGTAGTAACAGGTTCAAGATCGCTCCAGCTTTATTAGTAGATCCATTTAAAGCATCTGTTATTTCAGCATCACTTATATTGATTTTATTACCTAATCTTCTCGATTTAAGATAATCAGAATTATATAAGTCAATAGTCTCTCTCCAGTATCTACCTTGATGAGCAAAAGCTTTACCAGCTTTCCATGGAGTGTTTCCAGGCTCAAACATGTAATTTAAATTAGACTGTCCTTGTCTAACAGCACTCCCAACGTTTAAAGCTAATTGAGCTGTAGTCGTTTGATTAACTATATTATTCAACCCTTGTAGTCCAAAGTTATCACCTATAGGTCTATTACTTCCAGACTTCATTCTCCTTAACATATCTTCTAAAGCAACTCTATATTTAGTTCCGTATGCTACTTCTAACTTGTTTAAATTTTCCGGAGTATAATAAGAATCAACAAAGCTAGTATATCCGTTAAGATCTTGATAATACTTTCTAGCGCTTTTATTAACAGTCATCATAGCATCACTTTGTATGTTACCCATAACCCAATCAGCTGAGTTTGGCATGTGATATCCTGCAACGCCACCAACTCTTACTAGTTCATTAGCCATTGATCTTACATCAGGATTAACTGATATAAATTTATTTATTCCATCAAGATCTCTTTTACTTAAACCAGGTACATCTTCCATACCTTGTTGTTTCCAAGCTTGTATTCTAACGGCGTCTTGAACTGTCCAGCCGTTAAAAGCTTCGTTATTCAGTGTTTTGTTAAAATCTTTATATGTTTTAAAAACAGTATTAAGACCAGCGTTATAGTTTCTTTCAAAAGTGTTTTGATCAGAAACAGATCTTTTATAAGTATCGTAAGATTTCTGTTTAACATACTCATAGTCCATCAGTCCTTGCTTACCTTTACCAGCCATAGTTTGAATTAACTGTTGGTAATTGTAAGTGTTGTATGGTAATAGTTTTCTCCCTGATGGAGATATTTTTTTAACATTAGCATCCGAATACCTTGCATCAGCCTTTACACCAGAGCTATGCTGTATCATGTTATCGAATTGATTCTGCTCTATAGAAGTAGAACTTGCTTTAATAGGTCTAGCTCTATCTGTTAAACCTAACTCTTTTACTCTTTTAGAAAATGCTGCTGTGTTAGGAGCTGCATCCTCTAAAAATACAAAGTCATTATAACCAAGAGAAGCAAACACATCTACGTAATTAGCTTTAGCTGCTGGATCAGAACTTTCTACTCCAATGTAATGGTCTAAAGGTACTTTAAATTTTCCACCACTTAATTGTTCTAACCTATATTGAAAAGCTAGAGCTGTAGCCATATCTCCCTTTCTAGATGTTAAGAAATATAAGCCATCCCATCCATCTTTTCCTTGTTTAATATTTTTATCATATATTCTTTCTACTACTTTATAAGCTTTTGCTTTTTTAGCATTTTTAAAATCACCAAACTCTCCAAAGCTAAATAAATCAGCCGCAGTGTAACTAGGATTTTCTTGCTGAGCTTCTAATAAATACTTACCAGCATCCTCATTAAATTCTTTAGGGTTTATTTTAAATGTTTTACCATCAGGCATTGTTACATCTATCCTACTATCAGTATATAAAAGTGAATCATCTATATCTGACAAATATACTTTCTTTTTTGGCGCATTAGTTCTATTAGCCATTTCAATAGCTTTTTCTCTAACTTTTATTTGATTGTAAACCGCAGAAGAAGGTTGTATTTCTAGTGGAACAGCTGAATAGTTTATACCATTTTCTTCAGCTAGCTTTTGTAAATTTAATTCACTATCTTTGTGAACTTTATTTATCTCTGGATTTCCTGCTATTTTATTTACTGTAGTTAATTCTGTTTCCGCAACTTCAGTAGGATTTTCAGGAACTTCTAGCTTGTTTTCAGGGATATATTCGTTTTGAACTATATTCTGAGAGATTGTATTTACATCTTCTATACGCTTCAGATTTTCCAAAGATCCTTCATTTATTTCATTGGAATTTTTATTTATTTCTTCAACATATGGTTTTATAATATTACCTACTCCTTCTTCAACCAATGTGCTTTTTAAAGGAGATCCATTTCTTAAATCAATTTGAATGTCTAATGGTTGTAAATAATTAGTACCTGATAATCTTTCGATACTCCATGGCATTGTTGCGAATTGATTGAGATCAGTGTCATAAGGACCAATTTTCATCGCTCCTCTATTAAGCGGGTTATCAGCCCATCTTTGTGCATCAACAGTTATAATACCTTGTTCTGCTCTGTCAAGTAACTTAGTTAACTCTTGTTTGAATTTTTTAGGATTATTTTTATATCTAACCATTAGATCCATAACATTGCCGTTGACAACACCCATTGGTATATGATGCTCAGAGTGTGTTCTTTTGAAAGCATATGGATCATAGCCTTTGCTCTCTAGGTTTTTAGTTGGAACATAAGCACCTAACTCTAAAGGAGCAGTCGTAATCGTGAAACTTCCTTTAGCAATACCTTCACCTATATTAGTCTGCATACGCATCCAAGAGAAAATATCATTAGCTATTCTACTCTCTTTTTGCTCTACTGTTACTCCAGCTTTCTTTTCAGCAGGAGTTAAAGTTACATTACTTAATTGATTATATAACGATGTATACATTCTATTTGACAATGCTTTGTTTGCAGCTATTGTCTCTTCAAAAGTGTAAGGCTTATCCGTATAAGGATTAATCCCTTGTTTAGTTAGCCTAGTCTTCAACATAGTAGTATATTCCTTTATATCAGCAGGATCTGTAATTCTACCGTTTTCTAGTTTTCCTTCTAAAGCTAGTTTCTGAAAGAAACCTTGGATACTTGTTGGCTTATACTTGTATTGTTTAACTCCATCTATTTCTACAACTACTTTTTCTCCTTTAACTAAAACTGGATCAGCTTGTATCTTACCAGGACTAGCTATAAAAAACGCGTCAACATCTTTAGGTAGTTTACCCTCGCCTGTGACTCCAATTTCTCCAGGCATATTCCAAGCATTAGCTATTTTTTCTGATTTATTTTCACCTGGAATCCAAGTACCTAGTCTTTTACTTGTACCGTCTGGACCTATTATTTTAAAATTACCAAAACCCATACTCTGATACAGAGCTTGAGTTTCAATAAGACCAGCCATATTTACATCTGTTAAAGCTCCATAAAGAGTGTTACCAAATTGAGCTTTTTCTATAGGATTATCAGCCCAACTACCCTTACCACTTTGTGTTCTAGCATTCAATATTATATGACCACTTCCATATTTTTCGTATCTTTCATTTAAATCTTGAGCTAATCTAGGGTAATTGCCACCTTCTACCAAATCACCTTCTAGTTTTTCTACTTTATTATCAGAGTATATACTTCTATTTATGGCATCATCTATTATATTAAGCAACTCTATATCGTTATCTTTAAGAGTTTTATTTAGCTTAGAATAATTTATGTCTACATACTCTAGTATATCTACTTTATTTTTCTTTGATGGATCTAAGTTTAAAATATCTCTAGCTAAATTACCTACTTGTTCCGTAGCTTCTGATATTGTTAGTAAACCAGTAGCATCATTAGTTGTTGAAGCAAATTTAAGATTTGGATCTCTTTTTAATCTAAAGCCAATCGAGTTCAAAGAACCTTCTAGCATAGCATCAGCTTTATCTGCTGGATTTAAATCTCTATATATGTCATAAGACTCCGCAATGTCTATAGATTCTGGAACACCATTCTTATTAGTGTTAACTTTTACAACAGTTCCATCAATAGGTCTTTCTAATCCATTAACAAAAACACTTTTACCATCTGCTGAAAAATATACACCACTCTTTGGTATATCTCCTGATTTAATCTTTCTATCTGATAATACTTCTTTTTCAACTGGATACTTAGTGTAAGTGTATTCTCCTTTAGAGTTAATCTTAGGAACAAATCCACCAGTATTAGCTGCGCTGCTTTGAGCGTCCATAGCTATATCTCTACCCATGCGTATTGCTATAGCTCTAGCTAAAGCATCTTTTCTAGTACCTTTAGTAGATGGAGCTTTGCCTTCAGCGTTTACCCATGATAGTATTTCTTCAATAGTAGGTATCTTCTTTTTAAACTGTAACGGTTGCGATTTACCTTTAACTGTTTCTATTCTAATTTGTTTACCATCAGCGCCTAATTTAGCTTCATAAAAAGGAAACATATTAAACTTAGTCAAAACATCTAAATCTATATTGTTTAGTAAGTCTTGATTATTTTTAATAAAATCAATATACTTATTACCGCCACCCATTTTTTTCTTTATGTCAGCTGTAAATTTATCAACTACAGTTTTATCTATATTGTTTATGTCATTTTGTTTTCCTTCTCCTTTACCTATTGATCCACCAGTTATTTTTGTATCAAGAGTAGTATTACCCATACCTAATCTAACAACTGCATCTTGAACTTCACCAAGTTTCTCTGTATCTATTACGCCTGACTTAGTGTAAATTGTTCTACCTTGCTCACCCGGTTTTTGAGTTTCTATTACTATTTCTGGTTGACTTGATTCTACAATGTTAGATTCGTTAGCCATACTTTTAGTATCATCAGTAGACTTAAATTGGCTGATTTCACCTTCAAAATGATCTTCAAAAGCTTTATAACTTCTTTTCTTTAACTGAGCATTTATATAACCGTTAGGATTTGTGTTTTCAACATTACCTTGAAGATATGTTTTAACAATACTAGTTAAACCCTGCTTTTCTCCAAACATGTATTGCATGTATTCTTCAGTGTTAAACAACTTTTTAGCTCCAGGCAAGTTATATCTTCTGTCTATATCATCTGCTCTAGATTTTATTAAATCTACGTATCTTCTACCCATTGGCCCTAACGCGCTAAGGTTATTTGGATTATAAGAACCAACCATTTCAAAAGCCACTGTTAATGGACTATCTCCATCTGCTACTCTTTGTTTACCTTCAATAGATAAAACGTTGACTGCATTTTGAGGATCAGACAATAACTTATTAATACTTTGAATACCTAAGCTATTATCTTTTTTAACAGATATATCAGCTTCCTTGTTATTTATGTTAAAGTTTTTTAATTTATCTCTAGCTTCCATTAATTCTTTGGTAGACATATCCTTAAAACCTTTATTAATACCAATAGATGGTACTCCTTCAACTAACATAGTTTGAACTTTAGCAACTTCTTGTGGTTCAGCTTTAGCTTTACTTTTAGGTATTAAACTTAAAGCAAGCTTTTGAGGATTTGTTGTGGCAGAATAATTACCTGAGGAAGTTTCTAGCTCTACGTCTTCTGATAAATATTGGTCATTTTCTAAAGCTTTAAGTCTTTTAAACTCTTGAATAAAGTTATCACTCTTTTTACCTTTTTCAGTAGTGATACTAAAATCTTTTATAAAATCATACACATGCTTAGGATTACTCCAATCCATGTTTTCAAATTCACTTTTACCAGTACCTAATACTCTTTCTATAGTTGAACCTAAAGATTTAAACAAACCTTTATTTTTCTCAAAAGTTATTTCATTTTTCCCAACCATGTCATGGAATATGTTTATCCATTCAACAGTGTTAGGATTTTCATTAAATGTTTTTCCACCATTATGTTTTTCAACAGTGTTTTTTAATTTAATAAAAGTTAAAGGATCAATATCACCTTTTATGTTTTCCACAAATCCCTCTACAATTTTATCTTGAGATTCCTTAGATATATTGTTCCAAGCTTTATCAGTAATCTTATGTGTTATTTCATGAGTAAATACTGTAGGAGCATTTATTTTCTTAGCCCACATTTCATTTATAATCATACCTCCGCCATCTACAGAAACACCTTCTTTCCATGAAACTTTTCCATCAACTTTCTTACCGTCCATGTAAACTTCACCTTCACTACTCATGACTAGACCTTTAGAACCTTTGACCTTATCAACATCTACGACGTCTTCAATAATCATTTCTCCTTTGTCAGTTATAAACTTAGGTTTATACTCATCTCCTCTTTCAGAAAATTCTTTTGGTCCAAGAACTTCTACTTCCATTTCTTCCCCACCTATATCTTCAGTATATTCTTTACTTAGTTTCTTTGCTCTTTCTACTTTTAGATTATTTATAGCTTTTTGAACGGTTAACATTTTCATTTCCTTAGCTTCTAATTCTACTAAAGTTTCTTTAAGTTGTTGAATCTCAAGTTTATCAGCTGCTGAAGCACCACCGTTAAGCTTGTCTTGAGCTTTAACTTTAGCCTCTATACTAGCTATTTTACCTCTAAGTTGTGCATTGCCATACGATAGGTTAATGAAAGTGTTTCTTTTACCACCTTCACCTAATTTTTCTCCTTTAGGAAATAATCTAGCGTTTTGTACTATTGCTTCAAAAACAGGTTGCTGTGCTTTAAGAGTTTGTAGTACTCTATCTACTTGACCCTGTACATTAGGGCTAGGGTTTAATTCTTTAAATTTAGCAGAAAAAGCTTCATTCAAAGAATTAGCAGATCCAAGAACATCTATGTCTGTAGCGGTTAAATTACCAGACTCCATTCTCATAAGCATAGGAACGCTCTCGTCGTTTATATAAGTGTTTAGACCATTTAGTGCATCTTCCATGTTTAATATGGTCTGATACGTTTTAAAACCAGTTATGTTATTATAAGCTTTATTTAGTTTTTCTAATTTTTTTAACTGTGCTTCATTTACTATGATAGTTTTTCCAGTAACAGGATGCTGAGTTTTAAAACCATCATTTAAAGGACCACTATAGTCCATAGTTTTTTCACTCTTAATATTTCTTGCATCATTAAAGATAGGTCTTTCAATACTATTTTGATTTAATACTGATGGAACTGTTTCTTCTCCCTTTCCTAGTATTTCGTTAACCCCACGCTCTTTGCTCTTTTCTATTTCTAGTGGATCTAAAGCGTCTATATCTTCCGCTGTTAATGTTTTCTTACCTTCTGGAACTAAATCAGTTTGTTTTAGACTTTTTATTACTTCAGTAGATGTTTTACTTTTCTTAGCTAAGTTCTTCATCAAAGCCGTTTTCCATTCACCTATCGTGGCTTGTGGATTAATATTTTTTAAGAAAAACATTTGAAGATATGTATCAGACAAACTTTCAAAAGACAGAGCATTTAGATTAACTCCTTCACCTAGCACTAAGCTTTCTACTTGTCCACCTCCAGCAATTGCCACTGTTGATACTGCAGGAGCTACTAATTGTCTTACACCGGTTGCTGTTAAAGGATTTCTTTGAAACCCTTTAGCTAACATGTTTGATATTTTGTCCGGCTTTACTAAACTTAAGCCATGAGAATACTTTAAAAAATCTTTATATAATGAGTTTATTGGTGCAGAACCTAGTACAAAAGCGTAGTTTATATCTTGCTCATCTGAAGACATCATGTTATAACCACCTATAGTAGCAGCCTCTTGCACGCCCATTCCCATCATTTGCGTCCATCTTCTACCAAACATAGATCTACCCATCTTAGTTTGGTTTAATCCAGTTGTAATAAAAGAACCTAAACCTTCAGTCATACCAGCAGAACTAGATAGTCTGCTAACTGCTCCACCAGCTAGATAAAATTTTCCAGCCATTTCTATTATACCTGGAGCTGCTCTAAGAAATCTTTCACCATAACCAGGGTTGTCTATGTCTGCCATAGTATATATATCATCGTAGTCTGGCATTATACCAAACCTTTGATAACCTTCCATAGCAGCTTTTATTATTTCATTTGGCTCTGATATATTAGATGTACCCATAACATCTCTAGTACCAGCCGCTAAATAATCAGTCCAGTGCGATGTTTTTAGTTTTCTTTCATCAATATTTAACTCTAGAGCTTTATTGATAACCATAAAGTCTTGCAATGCCTTGTTATACCGCTGTGCTGCTAGATTATTTTTTCCTTCAGCTAAAACTAAACCTTCTGGTATAATACCAGTATTGTACATCTCCCTTAACTTTTCAAACAAATACTTTCTATCAACAATTTGATCTATGTCTGATTCTGGATCGTATCCTCCAACAAACGCTCCTGCAATTTGATCTCCCATACTCATATCTTCAGAGTACCTGTCAATAACTTTTAACAGTTGACCACCTAAATATACAACTTCACTCATAGCATCATGCCTAGCTCTTTCTAAATCTGCAGGTTCGCTATTAAAAGATAATGTTTGAGCAGCGAAATTAATACCGTTGTTTATCTCAATAGATTCCTTTGAAGCTTTGTTTTTATCTATAAATTGACCAGTAGTTAGATCATATAATTTAGGTGTACTTTTTAACCTGTTTTGATCCCAGTTTTCAGAGCTGTTAAAATCAAGTTCACTTCTTTTCTGATTATAACTTTCAACTAATTTCTGCTTTTGCTCTACCCAATCTTGTATATTGTTCCTGTTAGCATCTGCATTTCTAAAATCTTCATTTGATTTAGCTTTTAATCCAATAGCTCTTATTTGATCCTGTATAGGCTTTAATTCTTCATGAAGCTTTTTATACTCACCTTTTAGATATGTTTCTGCTATAATATCTTCTTCATCTAATATTATGTTTTCAGCTTTTACTAGATTATTTAATTTCTTCTTATCATCTATGTCTACGGTGTATTCATTCAATAAGTCGTAGTTACTCTTCAATACGTTGAATCTAGTCTTCTGACCACCTAGGTTTGCGTCACCATCTAATATCCATTGATTTTGTGGTGCGTTATAAGCTTTAAGAATAGCATCGTTAAATTCTCCTATGTCTCCCACAGGCATAGATTTAGTAGTTCCATCTTTCATTACTACGTTAACCTCATCATCAAAAAATCCATCTTCTTGACCCACTTGAGATACTTCTTTTATCTCTCCAGATCTTAATCCCTCTATGAGTTCTCCAAAACCAGAAGGCATTTCTACCTCTTGCCAGAAACTATCACCTTCACTTGTTAGTAAAGATCCATCATCAGGTCTAGATAAATAATTTAACGATGCTAAGCTATTCGTGTTTATAGAATTTGATCTATTAAATACAGTTTCTTCATCGTCTTGGAAGCTACCTGAAGTTGTTAATTCATCTGACTCTTGCCCATTTAATGTGTTTGTTAATGTAGGTCTTAAGAAACTTTCAAAAGACGCTTGTTGTAGTAGTTCCTTTTGATTCGTTAAATACACACTTTCTAAATCAGCATCTTCATCCGCTATAGCTTTTCTCTTATCTCTATATGAACGCATCCACTCGTCATCTATAGGGTCTACTTCTTCTAAGTTATAGTTCTTCTCATATAGCTCTTGGTAACGTTGTCTTCCAAAATCGAAAGAAGGAGTTCTTGTTAATCTATAGTTTTGTTCTTCAAAAAACTCTCCGTTTTCTCCTGCTACTAAAGCATTAGCCATTGTAATAACACTACTTGTCCCACCGCTAGCTATATCTAAATCTCTTTGTGTTGGATCACTAGGTTTTACATCTTCTACTAATTCAAATCTTTTTTTGCCTTGTGGGTTATATATTAAATAATTTTCCTTAGCAAATTTATATTCTTTTATTTTTTCTTTCGCTTCTTTACTACCTTCATTCTCCAGCATTACTATCCACTCATCCCAATTCTCTTGTTTCCAATCGTTCTTAGGAAGCTTTAGTAATTCCTTTACAGGTACTGGCTTGTCTTGCGTAGGAGTATCCAATGAAGTGTTTTCCGAATCGGAAACCGTATTGACTGGTGCTGCAGGAACATTGGATTTTTCCTGAACACCTGTTGGCTTTCCCGACTCATCAGTGTTTTCATCATCAACTGCATTTTCTTCTAATACTATACTTGGGTTTTTAGCAAGTAATTCGTCTAATGAATATCCTTTTACGCTAGCAATATTACTTAATGCTTCAGTCGTATAAGTTTTGTCGTTAAATTTGTACATTATATTATATAATTAAGCGAAGTTTTGAGCTTCGGTTTCGTAATCAGTTTCTTGTGCTATATAATTAGGACCGCCTAAGGCAGATTTAAGTTGCAGTATTTTAGCAGCGTTAGCAGGTGTTTCCACTTGATCTAACATAGCTTTTAAAATAGCATCCTTGTTCATGTTTATTTGTTCTTTACCATTCTTCTTAGCATTGTATAAAGATTCATTTGTAACATTACCAACTGCTTCTGGTAAATATGTATCGCCAGTAGCGGCATTACCAGTGTTAACTCCCCAATCTACTATAGCATCTACTTGTGCAGCGCTTGGATTAGTTATGTTTGTACTGTTCTTTGAGTTGTACGAGTCTAATATTGACTCTGCTTTTAATCTTTTGAATTCAGCTCCAGAAACATAACTTCCGGTACCACTCTTAGAGCTTGCTGTTAAAAACTTACCAAGTTCTGTAGCTCCAGTAGCTCCTTGTAAATTAGCGTAATATCTTGCTAATTTATCTAACTCGTCTACAGTATACTTTCTGTCTGGCTCGCCCCAACCAACACCATCTTTACTAGCAGCCATAGCATTACCATTTGTTGTTATATTTTTAGCACCACCTTGAAGCGGGGCAAAACCTGCGATACCTTCTACAGTAGCTCTTTGACTGATAGCTTGAGCACTACTTGAAGTATTGTTAGCTTTATTAACTATAGCTACTAGTTCGCTATTTTGTTTACCTTTAGTTTCTATTAATCTTGTAGCTAACAAATCAGCTGCTCTATTGCGCATATCATCACTACCATCAAATACAGCTTCATCAGAGCTTGTTCTTAATAATTGCCAAAAGTTTTGGTCAATAGGCATTAACTTAACATTTTGAGGTGATGTAACTTTTTCTCTAAGAGCTTGATTTGCATCATCATAACTTTTTAATGTTTGAGTGGACTTAACAGTTGCAGATTCATTTACAATCTTCTGTGTGGTAGCATTGTAATCTACAGAGAACTTATCCCATTGCTGATCTATTTTTTTATCAAAAGTATCTACATCCACAGTATCCCATAAAGTATATCCTTTATTGGCTCCATTTGCTAATAATTCATTATAGTTAATAAAAAGCTCTTCCATTTCAGGAGGATCATTACTCGCATCATAGTAAGGGTTTTTATAGACTAAACCCACTTTAGACCCATTAGAAACATACTCCATTACTCTTCGTCCATTAATAACACCACCATTACTATATGCTATGTTAAAACCTCTTTGCATTTCTGACTGACCTTCTAAAGAAGCTCCTGTTGTTGCATAAGTTTTAGGTATCATTCTGCTTTCACCGCTATCATATACGAAAGAATCTTCCCAGTTTTGTACGGTTTTATTAACTATACCATTACCGTTATTTCCTAATTCTAATATTGTTTGTATGTTTGCTAGTTCTTGATTATATTCTGCCGTTCCAAAAGGTAAAGAAGCTAGAAGATTAGTTTGGTTTTCCAAATGCTCAACCCATATTTGACCCATACCGCCTTGTAGATCTTCTTTTGTATCTTGTTTCCCATCATTATCAGCATCTAAATTTGTAGTTCTTACTTTTTTAGCACCAGATGCTGCATCAGTATATATCTCAAAATTACCATAGGTTTTTGGTGGTATAATTGTTGTACCAACTTTTTTCTTTAAATCAAATAAGTCTTTTTGCTTTTTAGCATTTTCTCTAGCTAACCTAGCTTCAGACTTAGCCAAAGCGGCTGCTTCTTGCTTAGCAATTAAAGCATCTCGCTTAGCTTTCTCAGTTAAACTAGCTTTAATATTAGCACTTAATTTCTCTGTGCCTTTGCTGATAGCAGCAGATGCTAACCCAAATCTCTTATCAATAACAGCGCCTGGCGCTTCGTAAGTTCCCATTTATATACTATTTATTAATTAACCACCTTGCATCGAAGCTCCTAATGCTGTTCCAGTTATATCCATAAGACCTCCAAAAGCATTTCCCATTGAAGTCATTCCATCGGCTTGGTATTGAGCTTGCTGTGCTTTAGTATTATCTAACAATGCTTGATTTCTATTTAGAGCTTGCATTGTCCTAGCTTCTTCTTGTTGGAAAACCCATTGTTCTCCAGCTACCTTAGCTTGTTGTAATCTTTGAGCTTCAGCTTGTTTGGCGGATTGTAATTGTTGTTCACCTTGAGCTCTAAGTTTCTCATTGTTAACTTCTTGCTGTTCAATACTCGCAGCAACGCTTCTTTTACTTGCAGCAGCTGCGTTAGCTAAAGCAGTAGCACCTCCAGCACCTGTTCCACTAGATCTTAAAGTATCTAGAGTATTTGCCAATGCTACATCTGTTTCATCCATTTGAATTTGAGCTGCTTGCGTAGCGACACTTAGGTTTCCAAAAGGATTGCTAAGCATATCAGAAGTATCTTTAATAGCGTCGTACACATTTGTAATAGCTGCTCTGTTATTTTCTAGTTCTCTTATTTGGCCTTGATAGTTTAATATTTCACCATTCAAAGCGTTAGCTTTGCCCATAGCCATTATCCCTACTCCAATTTGCCCTGCCGCTCCAATAGCTCCGATGCCCATAGCTTTATTTATAGCTTGCTGTTCTGGTGTGTTTTGACCAGGAACTTGAAGATTTCCTGGAGTAGATTGGCTAAGTGTTGCTTTTAAAGCTGTTATAGTGTTTAGATTCATGATTTAACGAATTTAGATGAAGCTGCAAATAATTCTTTCAAACCACCAACTTCTGTAGTTTGATCTGTGGACATTCTGACAGTTGCAAAAAATCCTTTAATACCCGTGGTAGGATATCCTCCGTAGTTGTCCGGTCCAAATACAACTTCACCATATCTAGGTTCACTATTGTTAACTAAGTTAGCTACATACAAGTTTTCTTTCCTAGCAAATCCAGCATTATATTGTATATTTTTATTAGTATATTTTCCAGATTCATACGATAGTATTTGAGCTGTAGTATCTCTATGTTGCACCCAAGGTGTTAATGAAGTAATATCGATGTTCAAAGATACTCCTTCAAAACCAGACGCAAATTCATCAACTTCCCAACCACTATTACCTTCATAAGATATAGTTTGGAAGTTTTTAACTATAGATGGATTTGGATTAAAAACAAAGTCTACTAAAGAATCGTTATATATTTCGTAGAAATAATTCCTTGTATTAGTTTGTAAATTATAATGCTTATAAATACTATTACCTATAAAGCTATAATAGTTACCTTTTAAACTATCTATAAATGTAGGTTTATAAGTATAAAAACTAGTCCAACCATTTATGTCTTCGTCAAAAGCTATAGTAGCGTAGCTGTTTATATCTTTATAGTTCTCATCACCCGTGTAATTAGAATTAGGCTGTAATGATAAAACATAATTCTGATTATGTATATCATAACCGCCAACAACTTTTGATCTTATATAATAACTTAAATATGAACCTGTGTAATCACCTGGCGTTGATATAATAATAGCTCTACTTAACTCTAAATTAAACTTATTGCCTCCTAAGTGATTTATATTTTCTACATACGTTGTAAAGTTTAACTCACTATTAGTGTTGAGTATAGTCAATTGAGAACCTAGCACAGGCCAGCCATCGTCTTGTAAAAACACAGTTACATCGGATTGACCGGAAGGAACGATGTTGTTTACATCTAGTTCAAAAAACTGCTTTTTAAGTTTCCAATCCTCAGATATAGTAGCTAGATTATCTCTAAAATAATCAGTCATACCATATCTTGATATTTCAGTCATGCCATCTTTAGATAGTCTCATTACCACCCCTCTGTTCCTGTCTGTGAAATATTTTCTATACCCAAATTTAGCAAAAGACTCAGGGTTTTTACTTATTCCATATTGACCTGCATAAGGAATAATTTGACCAATAACTAAGTTGCTAGATGTAACAGCTCCTCCACCTTCTGCAGAGTATATAGCGTCTTTATCTATTAACGCTCTACTAACTTTATTCTCTTGGAATATTATTAAGTTAGTGTCTTCTGCATATATTTTCTGTATAGAACCATTAGTAGGATCCAAACTTTTTGTTATAGAATCTCCTATACTAAAAACGTTAGTGTCATTAACGCCTGTTCTAGAATTGTACACTCCAGAATATATTAATGAGTTAAATCTTTTTTCGTTTATCTCTTGATTTTGTGTAGCATAAGCTCTCACGCCTAAGTCAACTATAGTATTATTGTAACCACCTCTAATTCTAGACTCTTCTATAAACCAAGAAGATTTTAAAGTTATATCGTCTACAGGTGAGATCAAGCTATTAGGCCAAATATATCCATCAACACCCCACTCTGGTATACCTGGATAAACAGGATATCTACCGTCGTTAATAACCTCTCCTTCTGGCACAGATCCACCTATATTGGCTCTTGGTATTTTCTTTAAAAGAAATGTATTAAAAAACTTAACTTCAATTACTGCTGGCATTATTTATTGTTTTGAATAGTACAATGTTTTAGGTTCATTTAGAGATGCTTCGCCAAATGCATTTAGCTTACATGTCCAAACCCTACTTTTAGTGGCATCATCTGGTACTGAAAAGTCATATGTGCAAGAATATTCATGATCTCTCTCTAGTACTGTATTACAATCTGCAGGTGGGGTTGGATTAGTGCCATACGCAACGTAAACCTCTTCCTGTACTGGTAAGCTAGGTGGAAGCCACTTTGTATAAGAATAGTTGCCTGGAGTACCTGTTCTTTCATAAAAACCATCTATATACCTCAATGGTCCATACTTAGCAAAAACTTGTATACCATTAGCACCTTGTGGATCACCTCCAGATGTATTAGCTATCGCGTTTCCTTCAGCAGCTTCTCTTGTTGCGTAGTAGTCAGTACATAAAAGTAATGGATAAAAAACAAATGTATTACCATCTCTATAGTTTATGTCTTCTACATATACATTGCATTTAGCCTTTTCGATAGCGTTTATGTTCTGTGTATTGGAACCGTTTTCTCTAGCTATAACAGTGCATCCAGTTTTCCTAGCTCTGATGTCCCCTCCTCTAAGGCTTTTCCATCTTCCTGGTATACCGTACAATGGCTTATCGCTTCTAGTAGAACCTCTAAAGACCCAAGGTTGACCATTTATTTCACCAGCACCACCTGCAGCTAAGTTAGCAGATGCATCTCCTTGCCCAGCATTTAATTGTCCATTTGGACTATAACTGTTAAATGAACCCATATTAGCTATAAAAACCTTATACTGCCCAGGGTTATCAAACGCAAAGTTAAACGAAGCTTTAACAGTACCTCCACTTACATCTTGATTTGTAAATATGCTTTGATTGTTAGTTAAATCTGGAGGACTAGGCGCGTTGAAAAACAACTGCACACCTGAGTCAGCTTCTGATGTTTCTGTTGCTTTTACAGATTGTTGGTATGATTTATCAAAAGCCTCTGACAAAGAGTTAGCATCTATAGGTGCAGATTGATAATTACCATTAAATATTTCTTTACAAGGTCTTGAATTTATGTCAGAAGCTGATGACCATCCAGAATAATTACCACTAGATGGATTTAAAGCTCTAGTCTGTATGTCAACGGCTGATCTCAATATCCAGTATAATTCTGGAAATTGCTTGTATTTAGTAAATATATTAACAATCTGAAGGAAAGCCAACCATTCAGGTATTACTTCACCAACATCATCTAATGTTCTTCTCCAGTCTCTAACTTTTAATTCAAACTCAACGCAAATGTTTACAGTTCCTTGATGTAGATCAACTCCAGGATCATTAACAGGCCAAGGGTGCTGACTGTATCTACCTATTTTCCAATTCTTAGTTCTGTAAGTTGGGTTGTTCTGACTCCATATATCTAACGATTGATAACCTAACTCTAATGTGCCTTGCTGATCCCCATAGTAAGGATAAACCCATTTAACTCTTTTATTGTCATCAACTAATCCACCATCCAAATCCATAGCATTTCCATTGACCCAGTCCCATTTTTTTGAAAGATATATCAACTCGGAAGGAACAGGATTCATTGCCCAACCCATTCCAAACCAAGGAATACCTAAAGCTTGAGATTGCTGCCCTCCAGTTACCGTCAAAGGATTAGGTGTAAATACATTTTGTGGATCAGGGTTAAAGTAATCAGGAGTATTTTTATCTCCAAGATGTACAACTGCTCCATTTAGATAAGGTAAGGTTTCTGGAACAGTTCCAAAATTGAAATCATTTTCAAACGAAAAATTGTAATAATTGTCTGTCGGCCCGAAAAACCCGTCATTAACGCTTTGAGCGGATACAAAAGCGTTTACAGTTAAAAAAGAAGATAACCCAACTCCATTAGCGTCTGTAACTTTTATCTCAACGAAGTAGTCACCAGTTGATAATAAGCTATTAGGATTTACCGATAATTCAGCAGTAGTAACATTCCCTGTATTATTAATGTCTATTATGAAATTGTTTATAGTACTACCACCAACCTCTGCTTGATTAACTATTTCAAATAGTAACTCTTCTTGATCTCTTGATGAAATACTTGTACCATTATTCGCTTCAATAATCCAAGGACCAATATAATCTTCTTTAAAAGTTATTGTTTGAGGTGAAGTAGGATTTAAGTTGCCATTAAAGTTAGTAAATGAAGGAGCTATATTTAACAAGTTTCCTCCTATAGTTAACGTTGTTACAACTCCTGAACTAGTGGTTACATCAAAAGTAAACTCAAAAATTCTTTCATTAACATTTTCTAAAAATACTAATGGTGTGTTAGGCACTAGCTTAATTCTAGCTGTATTACCACCTTGGTATTCCAAGATAAATATATTGTTTAACACAGTAGGTGTAGGAAAAGATATGTCAGTTACAAGTAGATTAGACACTGAAACTATATCGGTTATTTGATTTCCTAATAAGTTTTTAAAATAAAAATTATCAGTAACATATGAATTCGTTGGTAAAAGCGTTTGATCTTCTGGTAAAAAAAAGTTCCAATCTTCTACTTCAAAAGGTAGTGTAGGATCGCCATTTCTTATTTCCTCATTTAACTCACTTATTAACCCAGCTGATGTTGTTTCCCAGTATATATCTATATTTGATTCAGTAGGCGCTGTTTCATATATTGATAACTGTGGCTGAAAAGCTGTCCATTGTTTATCTTCTTCTAAAGGATCTTTAAAGAAACCATTGTTATAACCAACTACACCTATAGTGTTAGGGGCTGGTGTAGGAATAGTGTTGGGATTTATAAGCTCAATAGATGGCTCTATAGACGCGAATAAAGGGTTGTTACTTCCATTATAAAAAGGAAATTCTCCAGATGTACTACTATCTGGAACTTCAACATATGGAGGCATTAAAGCATCAGGTATAACATCATTTAGTGATAAATCTGACTTAGGTCCTATTGTCACTGCTACGTCGTATTTTCCAGGAGCTATATTAAATTGTCTAGTATAATTAACACCAGGATATACTTCCTCTTCTGGAGATGCGAACCCTTCCCACCAGTTAGTTACTCTACCATATAGTAAAACACCACTACCATATAATTTTTCATTAGGTCCAACCTCATTTAGTCTTCTAGGTATTTTATTTATATTATCATTAATAAGAGGTGTAAATGCTACCATATTCTTATCATTGCCTTCACCAAGCCTTCTAGATGGATAACCGTTTAGTAGCCCAGGTAGATATACATTGTAGTAGTCTTGTTCTTGCTGTTTTACTACAACCTTGTAAGAATACCAACCCAAAGGATTTTTTTCGCTCCATTCGCCAACTTTACCAGTAGCGATTACATTGTTAAATAATACTTTTAAAGAATATCCAGGCCATTTCCAAACAGCTTCATCATAGCTAGGGCCAGTAACATTTAAATCATTTCTATAAGGAACATATATAGTATCTCCTCCAAAACCTGTAGTAGGATTAAAAGGTATGTCACTGCTTGATAATATAACTGGAGATTGCCTTCCATATCTATCAGATAGAACTATACCAACCTGATAGCTTCTATTCTGTTTTACGCTATGGTTAGGATATTCTACAGATGCGTTTGTCACAAACGGTCTATTGTATACTACATTAGAAGGTTGCCATTTGTCTGAAAAACCAACTCTATACTCTATATTTTTAGGATATGCTTGTCTGTCAAGATAGTTTCCATATATAATTCTATTGCCAGCAACTTCCTGAGTAAGAGCTCTAACTGGAACTTGATCATAAACTCTTGTTGTCTCTCTTTCAGGTAAAGCTTTGTATGGCTTTTCTGACTTATAAGCATAGAAAGCGTCAGCGAAAACATTATCTTCTAAAGATCTACCTTTTATAGTGTCCACTACTCTAATTGATCCTTGATTGCTATCTTTATATAATATCTCTATGCCTTTTATTCTTAAATTTACAAAAGGATTAACAACTGGGCTAGGTATTACAAAAGTTACTTCTTGAACAAGGTTTTCCATGAACTTAACTATTGTAGACTCATAGGCTGCTTCTTGATCATTAATCTCCCAATCAACATTAGGTTCAGCAGAAGGGACAGAGTTGAAGTAACCATACTGCTTTGGTATAAAGCAAGGTTGAGTAAACGGCGCCATCAAAGAATATTCGCCATCTTCAAATTGAAACCTGTAACTAAATCTAACAAACTTATCTTGTAAGAAATCTATATCTCCCTCCCATTCTGAGTCGTAGTTAGGATTTGAGTTTTCAACAATCTCAGGTAGCGCAAAAAATTCTTCAGACTTATTTGTCATTGTACATTGTAGCTCTGTTGATACTTCCACAACACACCCTGAACCAGGAGGACCACTGCTAGATTTTTGGTTTAAAGCGAGTTGTTGCCCATCAACATATCCGTTTCCTACTGTATTTATAGTCAAATCAGTAACCCCACCTGTTGGAGGGAAATTACCACTAGGATTAGTCACCCCTGTTATGTTTACAGTAAGACCACTACCTCCTTGACCTACATTAGAAAACATAGAAACACCACAAGAGTTAGGATTATTACTACATGTTTGATAACCTGATCCAGAGTTTATTATTGTTAGACCAGTAACAACTTCATCAAATAGTTGAATTGGCTGGTAAGGATAATACTTAGCTACTGATATTTGATCTTCATTAGTATAGTAACCTACTTCTCTATTTATATTTATCTTTCTTGGTTGATTTCTATTGTCTGTCCAAAACAGTAAATCCTCTATTAAATTAACGTTATCTATAGGATGTGTTTTTGAAAAATTCAAAAAGTCAAATCTTGTGTCAGTGTTAGTTTCTGGACCTAATATTAAAGTTGGTTGATCACTTCTTAAATTGTATCTCCAAACATAATGCTTAGATGAAGATGGAGCAAAATTGCTTAACTGATCAGGAGAAGAGTCAGTATAATCCGTCATAAATACAAAAATAAAATCATTAGATATATCCATATATTTGCCTATTATAGATATATTCTCGCCTGACGTCAAGCCAAAGTCTTCAATAGAAATATTTCCTAAAACATTTTCCATTGCGCCAACATCTGGTCCTTCAGATTTTGAAACATTTATGTTTACAGCATTTCTATATTCTCCATTTGGAATTAATCTATCATCTAAATCCTTGTTCATCTTTGATTTGATGAACGTATTTTTTACTTCTGCCATTATATTTTAGTGTTTAATCCACTTCGACTTACCTCTCATAACTTGAGTAAACGCCTCTAGTTTAATATCACTTAATCTTATCTTAGTGTTTCTTAGCTTAGCTCTTTTTTCTTTTTTAAATCTTTGAACTATATACTCAGGTATGTTTCTCTTATTTGCTAAAATAGAGTAAGCTATATGAGAGTAAATAGCTTCTTCAGCCATTTTAGGAAACTTCATATCCTCATCATAAGCTAAACCATCAGACACATAGCTAAGAATTATTAATTTACCTCTTAAATTACTACTAAAAGAAAATTTACCTTCTCTTCTATCTATAGTAAACCAACCGTTTTCGTTTGTGTATAATGGGTCTAAACCATATCTTTCTCCATAAGCAGCTTTCCACCATTGCCAATTATATACATTAGCATTACCAAACATCCATTGAGCCGCTTGACCTGTTATATTTAAATCGTTCGCTTGTTTCCATCTTTCATTTGTCAATGAAGTTGTTTCAACGTTTTCTCCAAAATTATCTTGTGTAGGTACTCCAAGTTGGTCTTGAGCAGGAACATTATAAGGATTGCTAGTTAAAGTAGTAGGATAAATAATATGTTTAACGCCGATAGAGTCAACCCAAGACATTTGAACATAATTAACATAGTCTTGTGGTATTATCAAAGACAAGCTTGGTGGTATAGTTAACTCTTGAGACTTAACACTTTTTAATGTATCATAACTAAATTCTTGTAAACCTCTTTTAGCATGAAAAATTACATCAGATCTTTTAACGTGTTGAATTATTTTATCAGTACCTACGTAGCCAACCATAAAGTTGTTCACCACATCTGTTAAACTAACATATTCATAACCTCCATAGTTTTCCCATTTAGAAGGTATAACTAACCTGCATCTTATCATACTATTAGCTGGTACAGGCTGGTCATAAACACCTGGGTTAAGTGGATCTTCAAAGTAAATAGTTACACCATTATTTTCAGAACTATACTGCTCTAAAAGTAAAGGTGTAAAAACAGGTTGAGACGAATTTAAAGGAGAATACTCTATTACATAATTAGCATTTCCATCTGTACTTTCATCTACTAACTCAGTGTTAAAAGAGTTGAAATTAAAAAATGTAGTAGGACTAGTTATGTTTATGATCTCTTGTCCCTCATAATACTGGTAATTTGTTTCTGTTATTAAACCTCCGTTAGGTGAGTTAGCCATAATTTATGATTTTTCGTTTTGATCCTGTTGTTGAGCCATTGCGGATGCTGTTTGTATTATTTGAGGATCTTTTATTATTATACCAGCATAAGCTAGTATTTTTAATATAAGTTCTGTTTGCTCACTGTCATCGATTTCAAAGTCTTGTCCAGAGCCTTGTCCTGCCCATATATAAGCTCCATTACTAGAATCAACAGAGTATGCCCATTCTATATCTTTAGGTTTTCTAATATAATTCAATCTAGTATTTCCTAAAAGATTTAAACCTGTTGGGTAAACATTTATTGTACCTTGTGACGATAAATAATATATTGGAAATTCAGTCGACGGTGCTGTAAGAGGGGATCTAGTCATTAAGTTATATTCGTGTACTGAGACTTCTTGACACTCAATAATTGTATTAGAGTTTGGCTTGTAATATACCAGCGTTCCAACTCTATGACAATCTTTAGGCAGTAAGGTGCTTACATTGTCAGAGGTTTCAAATATACTTATTTTTTCTTCAATGTGCTTAACCCTATTCGCATATGCAGTATCGTTTTCAGGCATTCTAAGTTGTTGGTTTAAATCTTCGAAATAACTTTCAAATATCTCCAACTGAACCTGTGTAGATGTTTTATTAAATTCTAATGGAGTCATATATCCTCTCTGCTCTTTATTCAATATAAGTAAAACGGTTTGATATACTGTATTTGCGTTTATTGCCATTATTAATATTTTAAAAAAAAAGAGCGGCGTTTTGCCGCCCTTATATATAGTTACATGTTATGAGAACTTTTTCTCTATAGATTTATAAACTTCTAAACCTTCGTCTGTTTGGAACCAAGCAGCCATTGCTGAATATGGATTTTCTTCAAAAGGTATGGTCATTAGTTTTTTACCATTACTTCCCCAAGTGAAAACTCTGTTGTCTTGAGATAATTTAACTATGCCAGCTTCTTTTGCTTTTATAGCAAAATTTCTAAGCATAACATTTTCGTCATTAGCTAGTTCTAAAAATAAAACTGGATTGCTTTTTGCAAGCATTATTAAATCTCTTTTTATTTCCTTAGAACTCATTTTATTAACACTAGATCCTATCTCAACTCTTAGTATTGCTTCTGCTTGATCAATGTCTATTTCAAAAGCAGTCATCATAGCTTTAGCTTCATATTCTAAATAAGCTAAGTCATTGCTAGCTTCTATAACAGCATCTTTTTCACTGAAAGTTTTGTTTCTGTTAGGATGGTATAAAGATAACATTTTTTGTAATGCTTGATTTCTTTTAGGAACTCTTAACACTCCATCTTCAAATGTAATATGACCTAAGGTAACTTGACCTTTTTGCTCATCAACAAACGGAGAGTTTTGATTTGTAGCATATCTTAATTCTCTCTGAGTGTTTGTACTTTCATCAAAATAAAGGAGTGGTTTTCTAGCTGAATGTCTAGAATTTATTGTGTAATTTAATGGTGTTCTATTTTGATTTAAATGATAATATCTATCTTTAATCTCCCAAGTATCTTTTTTTACTGTAGGTTTTTTCTTTTCTTTTGTTTCCATGATATAATATAATATAAGTTAAAAAAGACCCTCATTTTACTGAGGGTCTTAGTAGTTGTTTTTATGCTGCTGGGTTAGCAGTAGCTGTAAATAACACGAAGTTATTAGCAGCTTGAGTCACTAAACATCTTTCAGATAAAAAGTGAATCTGCATAGCATCAAGAGATGAAGTATAAGCTCCACCTACAGAACCAGTCACCCAAGACTTCATTCTTCTATCATCCGCTTCAGAAGCTCTGTAACGTACGTGTAAGAATGGTCTACGAATATTTGATCCCATCATTTGATCATAAACAGTAGTTGTACCAGCTGGAACTAAAACACCATCGATGTCTTTAGTTAACCCTCTAGTAGAAGCATCATTTAGATATTTCCAATCTGTCTTGTAGAAGTCATAAGAACCTCTTCTGAAACCAGAGAAACCTAAATTTAAAGCCATATCAGCTTCATTGTCAAAAAGACCGTATGAAGTTCCACCGTCATATCCAGCACCAATCGCGCCTAACATATCATCAAAATCCAAAGCAGTAGCTCTGTTTAAGAATAACATGTTTTCTTCAATTGCACCTTGCTTATCTAGTTGTTGTAGGATATTATCAAAATCTCCTAAAGAACCATTAGCAGGAACTGGAGCAGCAGCGAAATCTTCGTATACTAATCCTCTTTCCTCAATAGCAGCAAACATACCTTGTGTACCACCGATCTTGTCACCAGCAGGAATACCACTAGTTGCTCCTCTTAGTTCACCTTCAACCATCGCCATTTCAAGATAATCTTCAAATCTTAATCTTGTTTCAGACTCAGACTTTAAATACCATAAGTATCCAGATGCACCTTCTTCAGTAGCTATTTCTACCCAACCGATTTGTGCAGCATCAGAACCTGATACTTCGAAAAAGTCTTTAATGATAATTGGTTTGTTACTAAACTGAGTCAATACTGGCTCAATAGCTGTGTCCATTCCTTCTGTACCTTTAGCAAACTCAGAACCGTAAACAAATACAGTTACATTGTCTCCATTAGCTAAACCAGCAGTAGTTAGATCAGCAAACTGATAGCACTCTACAGTAACAGTCCATGTTACGTTTGCGCCTGTTGGAGCAGCAGTAACATAAGCTTTTATAGTAGTATAACCATTAGATATAGCAACTGTTTGTCCTTTTCTAATAGCACAGTTACCTGTGTTTTCAGCTGGAACAGTAACAGTGATAGAGTTAGCACCAGCAATTACAACAGAATCGTAAGACACGTGTAATCTATTTTGCTCAGACCAAATTACTTGATCAGAAGTCATAGGCATTTCTGCTCCTACCATTCTCAAGAAAGCAGATAATGTTCTGTTCCCGTATCTTTCTACTTCAGCTTCGTAAAGCTCAGGTAGATATTGTTGTGAAAAGTTGACGCCGTCCTCACCGTCAAATTTCAAATAGTTGCTCTCAAGAACAACTTTGTTTTGTGATGGTGCAAGAGATGCTGGAAAAGCTCCAATTCCTCCGGGTGCGCCATTGCTTACAAATTCTCCCATTTTAGTTTAAATTTATTTTCGTTTTTTAATTTTTAATTTTGATGTATCAACACCGTTAATAGCCTTAACACGCAAACCATTTAGATACATTGTATCATTAGGAACCTTTCTAGCTTCAGTTGTTATATTATTAGCGTTAGCTGTAATATCTTTTATTCCATCTGCTTTTCCTTGTTCATAAAAATGACTTGCTATTTTGTCTATGTTTTTCGCAGAGTATATAGCTTTGTGGTAACCTGGCGTATCAATAACTGCTCCTTTTTCATCTAAGAACGTCTTTAGAAAATTTTGCACGTCAACCTGGTTTTTAGAAACACTTTCTGAATTTGAAATTTTGTATCTAAATTTTTTATCACCTATATCAAAATCGAAACCTTCGAATTTATTCTGGAAATAATCATTAGTACTTTTAACAAATTCACTGTGTTGCTTTTTATTTAGCTCTTGGGTCTGCTTGTATCTATTGAAAAAGTTAATAGCCTCTTGTTGATCTGTAGAACCAGTAGACCTTAACTTAAGATCTTCATAGTATTTATCCTTCATTTCAACTAAATAGTTCTTAGCTTTTGCAATTTCTTCTTTTAGAGCAAGTTTTTTCTTTTTAACTTCTCGCTCGTCTTCCTCATCTTCATTATATGAAAACTTATCATTTAATGTAAATGTTATTTCTTCAGAATTTAAATGAGGTTTAGTATTTTTGTAGTATTCATTGAGTAATGTTTGATCGTTAACATTTGAATAATCTGCATTTAACCTAGCGTAGTCTTGTATATCTCCCCCTGTTTCATTCATAAAACTTATTAGCTTTTCTAAGTTTTCTGGAACTTCTACACTTTTGACTGGCTCTGCAGGTGATTCTTCAGTAGCTGATATCTCAATTATTTCTTGAACCGCCTCTTCTTGTACGGGAGATTCTTGCACTTCTGGTTTGGATAACTGTTCTTCCACTTCTTGAACATTTTCGGTTTGTTTATTCTCATCCAAACGCACTGTGCTTGACTCTGTAGTGGCATCGTTTTCTTTTTTTGTAGGTTTCTTTTTAATAGTTAATTTACCTGATTTACTTTGTGACATAATATAATATTATATAATTTAAAAAATTATGGGCTTAAATTGTCTAACCCAAAACCACCTATGTCGTCATTTCCATTTGATTCAAAATTTGTAGGAACTCCGTCTGTTTGTCGTTGTTCTATCATTTGGCTTTGTTGAGTGGCTTGTATTTGTGTTCTTTTGTCTTTACGATCTTCTATAAATTTTTCTCTCTCCTTGTCTACACCAACTTTTGCTTGAGCTAACTGCATGTTAAACTCAAATTCTTTTTCCATTAACTGTTGTTTTATTTGACCTTCTTTTTCTAATCTCTGTATCTCGAATTGAGACTTAGCTTGTTCAAATTGTACATTAGTTTGGTTTAGAGCTTGTGCTTTTTGCATTTCTGCTGCTGCAGCTCTTTCTGCTGCTTGAGCATTAGCTTGTGATTGAGCTTGTATATTAGCTTGTTGTTGTTGTTGATCTTGAGCTTGTTTCTTTAGTCTTCTTTGTTTTAATACTTGATTAGCTAGCTTTAGGTTTTTTATCTCTCTTAAATCTATAGCATCTTCTAGAAATATTTGACCAGACTGCAATGCTACTTGTATATTTTGCTCTAGCATTTGCTTTTCATCCTCGTCTGGTTCTAGTTCTAAGAATATGCCAAAGTCATGTAAGTTTAAATGTATTAACTCATGTAAAGTCTCTGTATTAAACTTAGATATACTTTTAGTTAAAACCTCTTTTGTTAATGGAAACTTTATGGCATCTGCAGCTCTTAATGCTATATTTTCACAAGATCTTAATGTTAAGTATAAACTAGACTGTAATATATGTCTTGTTGCAGTATTAGAGTTTGCTGCTGCTAATTTCTGTAAACCTACTAAAGAATTAGGATCAGGAGAGCTACCATCTCTAGCTTCGTTTAATCCGGTTACATCCCTAATCATTTGTAAATAATACTGATAAGTCTGTATGAGTGAAGCTATTTTAGCTTGACCACTAGAAGATTGTAGTTCCTGTATTGGAACTTTACCATGGTTTAAGTCTCCATCTTGCGTTAAAGATCTACCTACTATACTACCAGTCTGGAAGTACATATTCAACGCTTCTTGAGGATTATAATTAGTTCCATTTCCTAAGTCAACTTCAGCTAAACCATCTACATCTAAATAAACTCCATCAGGAGTTACCCTAGACATCACTTGCTGCAGCTTAAGGTGGGTTAACTGAATCATATCAGCAAAACTAGTAATTCTAGAAACTAGTGATTCTATACGTCCCTTATACATTCTAGGAGCGCATATGCTATAGTTCATATTTACTTTTACACTATTAGCAAATGGTCTAGTCATATTTTCAGCTAACCTCCAATCAAGCATCATCTCCATACCTAGTATTTTAGCGCCGCTGTATAACACTTCTATACTTCTAGATACTCTATCAAAATTATCATTTGGTTCAGGAGAAAAAGTATCTGGCTTTTCTAAAGCTTTTTCTAATCCATTATCAGTATATTTTATTTTAAAAACCTGATCCATATAGGATTTCCACTCGAAATATAATACTTGAACAGTTTGATTATCGCTTCTACCGTTCCAGTTTCTAGTATATTCAGTATTACCTTGATACTGTTGTATCTTTTTTAATTCTTCCTCACTTAACCATGGAAATTCTTTTTTTATTTCTACTAAAGGAATAGATTTAACTTCCCCTACGTAGTATATGTCTTCAAAATTAGGATCTTCCGTATATGAATAAACAATATTTGCAGGATCTACGTACTCAACAGTAACACCGTTAGATTTATTAAAACTAGTTTTAACACATCCTATACCAAGAACAGCTAAATCATAATTTAATCGCCTATTAGTTAATTCGTATTTGTTATTAGCTAGTACATTTGATATTAATTCTTCTTCAGCTATTTCTATAGACTGCTTATAATTTAATTGCAAATGTAATTTAATATCTTCTTCATTTTCTAAACCTAATCTAGACGCTTCACCACTACTTATATCAACTCCAGTAGATTGTTTTATGGCAGCTAATAATTCCCTTTGCCTTACGTCTTTTAATAGTTTATTCGCGTATGAAGTTCTTTTAGTATTAGAAGTAGGATCTTGAGCGTAAGCATTAATAGCATAACTACGGCTTGATATACCATTTACAACGATATCAACAAACTTAGGTATTACAGGGACGTTTTGCCAATCTAAATTTAAATATGATAAGTCACCGTTTATAGACAATTCATCTTTATATTTCTGTATAGGTTGTTCTCCCCTAGCATAAAGTCTTAGTCTGTGAAAATTATTATAATTCATTATAAAACGCTCTCCACCTCTATTGTTTCTAAACCATTCCCCTTCGATAGCTCTAGCTACTCTAAGACCATAATCATTTGTTAATTTTTCCTCAGTCGAAACTACTTGATCTGGAAATGAACTATTAGTACTGCTATAAATCATTTATTTTTTAATTTTTGAAAGAAATCCTTCATTGTCGTATTTTTTAAACTTTAAACCAAGTTTAGGTATAATTCTATCTGCTGTGGGTTTGTATTTATTCTTGTTACAAGCCATTATAGCTAACCCTGAACTTATTGAAGCATCATGCTTTGTTCTATTGTTTATATTAAATATAGCCCAATCTTCTAATGTCTTTTGTAGATACATATCCCCATATCCATGTTGTAATAAACCTACATGCTCTTCTATATAACTTTCAATAGCTGCTGCATGAGCTTGTTTTATATCCTCACTTGAATTTGGTATTCCACCAACTTCTCTTTCTGTTGTTGAAAGTTTGTTCCAAACTTTGTCAGGTCTATTCATTGAAAAACCTCTATAACCTCTTCGTTTTAAATAGTACAATAATCTTGGCTTATTGTTTTCAGCAAGAATAGGCATTCCATAAAACACTAATGACATTAAAACGTCTTCAAAAAAAGTTTCTGCTGTTTGGGGTCTTGATATGTATTCTAAAAAGAAATGATTAGGCGGTACGTCTTCCATACTGAATTTAGTCAAACCATGTAAAGCTCCATTAGAACCTTTACCGTCTACTGTTCCTGATATATCATAACTATCACAGCCGAAAGCACCAACGTGTTCATTACCAGGGTATTTTACCCCATTCTTTATAATCACTCTATTTTGGAGATTTTTAGGAGGAACCCACGATATTAGAAATCTACCGTTATTATTTGGATAAAAAATAACCTCAGTATCTTTAACACCGTTTCTCCATTGGAAACTTCCTCGTGTTACATTAGCTAAGTTATTTACTTCTTCATTGTAATCTATCTGTTCATATATTTTAACTAGATTAAATAAAGATTGTTTTGCTTCATCTCTAAAAGCATGTTGTTCAGTTCTTGGAAATTGTCTATAGTATTCATTTAAACTATCTTGATCTGACTTTAAACCATCTACTTCATTTTCCCAGTGCTCAATTACTCCTGTTTCAATTTTGATACCATCAACTCCGATTGTTTTATCTTTTGGCGTAGTGAATACAGGTAGTCCAAAAGTATCCATGAATCCTTCGTAGTTCCACTCCATAGGGATGAAAAGAGAGTAGAGTCCAGAACTTGTCTGTCCATTTCTATTTCTTTTTGTAGCGTCTGAATTGTAGTATAATTTTTTGAAGTTGTTTCCACCTTTGTCTAATGCGTTTGAGGTCGATCCCATCATACACTTACCTACGATTCTACGTCCTAGTCTTAGTGTTGTTTTCGTAACCCTCCAGTTATTTAATATATTATCAGGTCTTTCCCATTTACCACTCTCATCATGAGCTAGTATCTTTAGCTTCTCACCATCATAAGAGTTATCTCCTGTGTTTTTCCAATCTATTGTTGTGTCTAATCCTTCTAGTTCTGCTAGTTTGACATTGTCATCTAGTTTACGTCTAGTAAGTTTTGAAGCTGGGACTCTATATGCCAGTTCGGTCTTAGGACGATCCATACCATCCTGGATCGGCTTGAAGAAAAACGGATAGTTAACGGATATCGGGACA